TTATTTTAGAATGGCATCAAAAAGCCCGTCGAGTATATCGGCAACCCTATTCATATCGCCCTCTACGTCATGCCCATATACACCAAAGGTATCCATGTTTTGACTATGCCCTACGGCTCTCTTTAATAGCTCTTCCGGTACGTCAGATTTGGCGATTGATATTAATGTGTGCCTCATTTCATGGAGGCTGCATTTTATACCGTTTTGCGATCTGTAGGTCTGCCATATTTGATACAGATGTTTAGGATCAAGGCAGCCGCCTCTTTCGTCGGGAAATATCCAGGAGGATATCACGCCCTCTTTTTTTAACATTTCCGCCTGATCTGTTAAAACTGCCTCCGCATGTTGGGATATTGCTATATACCTTTGGGCGTTTTCTGTCTTACCCGCTGTTTCTTCATTATTATCATTTATCGATCTTTGAATGTGTAATATGCCGTTATTTATATCTTCTTTCCTGATCCCGCAAAGCTCCCCGCGCCGTAGTCCTGTTAATAGCAAAAACCTCCAGGCATAAATAAAAAAGCATTTTTCCTGCTTGCCATACTTGACGGTATAATCAATACTAAACAGGGTTTTAATATCGTTTGGCTGTAAAATATTCCTTTTGCCAACCGGCGCGTCTTTAGGAATGGTTAAGTCTTCCGGCTTACCCATCGGGACACGCCTTTTCTTTGCGTAGCGATATAAGGCGGTTATAGACGCCCGAATGTTTTTACAGGTCTTTTTTGATAAGCCTTTTTTATAAGCGGCGTTGATGCAATCCTGCCAGTTCTGGGGGGTAATAGCGACAGCCTTTTTATGCTGCAAGGCAGGCAATAGCCAAAGCCTACCCATTTGTTCATGCTTTCTATAGTTTTCCGATTTTGCCAATATATCAATTTCTGCTAAGAAATCGGTCCATAGTTTGCCAAACCGTATATTCTCGTCCTTTGTTCTCTCCGTGAGCCATCTATCGGCGTCTTTTTCAGCCTTTACCTTGCCCTTAGTTCCCTGAATTGAACAAGTAAAAGTGCGCCGTTCGCCGTCCTGTTGGACATTGATTTGCCAGCGCTGGCGGCTTTCTACCCATTTAGCTTCATTTTTTCTTTCGGGCATAAAAAGACACTCCTTTTATTGTATAGCAATATACACTCGTACTTAGCCTTCTTGGTGTGCCAACACCGGGGAGGCTTTTTTAATAATTAATATTTATCGTATGTGTTGCCGAATCATAATTGACCGTGGCGCCTAAAGATTCAGAAACAAACCGGATCGGGACCATGGTGCAATTGTTTTTGATTGTTGGAGCAGGGGATACAGAACAATAATCAGAGTTTAGCATTGCGAATTCAGATCCAATGGTGAGGGAAAGAGTAGTATCGCCCTTCTGGGCATCTATTGTTTGTTCATCCTGATTCCAAGTAACGCTAGCGCCTAATGCTTCAAATATCGCTCTCATCGGGACCATTATGTAATTATCTTCTACATATGGGCTTGTACTACAAGATAGAGTATTACTATTTACTTTTATAGTATATTTAATCTCCGGTTTAGCAGATGACGAGGATGATGAAGATGAAGATGAAGATGAAGATGAAGAACTTGAGCTTGAATCATAAGGACAAACTCCATTTGGATGCAAATGAGCCGGATGTCCCCCACAATGATAATGGTAGTCACCTAACCCGCTTTTATTATTATAGTCGTGATGACCCCCAGAGGAATCAGTCCTTCCAGAATGGGCTAATGCCATTAAAGGCATCCCGAGGACAACGCAAATAACAAGAAATATTGATAGAAATAATTTAACTTTATTTCTCACAAGAATAGCCTCCCCTATATTATTTTTCTATTTTACTAACATCTTCTAAACTATAAAAATCCTCATTTTCGATATGCTTTATTTCATGCTCCACGGCCTTTTGATCTATTTCAATGTTGTTTGCGGTATTAAGGTAAATATTATAATTATTTTCATTATCCAAAACTGTTAAACCTCGAACTGCGGGAGGTAATTTTATTTTTCTTATTATGATGTTTTCCAAAAAAGCCACTCCCTTTTATGTTATTATATTTAGTAGGGAAGTTTATTAAAAATCTATATTTTGTGTTTTTGGGGAAATATTTAACTTAATGATAATTTTCCCCAAATAAAAATTAGTCGTCATATTCCTTAGGCTTCAATGCTTCTATAATGCGGATGGTCTGTTCAACATCTTCTTTAGAAGCTTTTTTGCTCAAACTAAATAAGGTTTTCATTTCAGGTCTTTTATGCAGCATTTCTCTAAGCTCCCAGACTTCATCGTCTGAGGAGCTTTTTTTATTTTCTTCTTCATCGCGCCCCAAAATAAAGTCAACAGACACGCCAAAATAATCGGCAATATTTTTTAATGTTTCATAGTCTGGCTCTCTCTTGCCGGTTTCATATTGATTGTACGTATTTGGGGGTATGTTAAGATCGTTAGCTGCTTCTTTCTGCATTATACCCTTTTTAATTCTCAATTCCCGAATTTTTAACATTATTACACCTCTTTATAACATATTAATTCACTTTCTGTGATATTACAATTATATTCTCAAAAAGTGAAAAATGCTATAAATATTTTAAAAATATAGTTGACAATTCACATATAGAGAATTATAATAAAATCACGTAACGAGAATAAAGGGGGTGTTAAATTGAAAGTACAAATTAAAAAATTAAGGGAGTCAGCCGGATTAACGCAATTTGACCTGGCAAAACTTTTAGGTTTTGAATCTCCGTCTACAATCTCAATGTGGGAATCTGGCGCAAGAAAACCACAAAGTGACAAGCTTCCTGAACTTGCAAGAGTTTTAGGATGCACTATTGATGAGCTATTTAAACAAGACGAGCCTAAATCGGCATAGGGGGAATAAGCAATGGATTACGTTTCCGAACGAATAACCAATATTGCGGAGTTAGAGCAAATCTTAGAACACCTGTCTATCGCGGCTCAAGCTCTTAATCTTGAAATTGCAAAAGACAGCCCATCCATGTATCGCATAAATGAGCTGTCCAAAACGATTAACGATTTAGTTAAAAAGGCAAATGCTTTTGAATTTATTATAGACCGTAGAAAGACAAGCTACTGCGAATAGCCGTCTTTGTCTATATCTATAACAGGCTTGAATTCTTGGAGAAATTGACAGCTATCACTTTCCGGGCAGCGCATAAGTTTTAACTCTGGTTCTTGTTTATGTATCGGCAATTTACTATTTTCTACGATTGGACAAGTAGCGTATAAAAAGGTTGCAGTATTTGGCGTTTCTGGATTATCAGAAAATCGATATTTACCTCTTAAAGAAATATCTATATCCCATTTAGGACAGTGTGCAAATTTATTGCAATAGGTATAATACTGCAAATTGCTTCACCCCCTCTCTTATTTAGATTTTATCACCAGATGGGGCAAGGGGCAACCGAATAACCAAGATCGGCATAGAAAGTGGGATGAAGAACTTGCTTTATCAGATTTTAGTTAGGTTATTATTAAAAACCAAAGCACCATACGTTAGGGCTGTTGACTTCGGCAAAATTACTTACATTATCTCAGTTGAGGAATATAAGCCTGTTGATGACATCATAAAAACGGCAAAAGAAAAAGGCGTTCTGGATGCTATGAGCCAGCAATCAAAACGCCACGATGTCTAAAGATTTAATTTATTTAGCTGTGGATATGCTTCTTGAAGCTTAGAAGTAATAGCCGTATATAGCTTGATATCTTTATTAATATCTGTTTTGGATATTGGACAATTTGGCGATTTTTTTAATGACTCTAGACTTTTTATTTCTTTAGAAAAGTGTCCATAAATAAAAAGTATTTCCTGGGGAGTAAAATCAACATTCAAAGCAATCACCTCCTTTCTAAGGTGATTATATTCCAAAATCTTACAACGGACAAGACGAGCCCAAGTCGGCATAGAAAGCGAGGTGAGAAAAATAATGGATACCTTAAAATCAGTATCTACAAAGGATTTAGTTGAAGAACTAAAGACTAGGGAAGGCGTAGAGACAGCTATTGCAGAGCCTTACGCTGATTTAGAAATAAAAGTCAACGGCCCTGCAATAGTACTTACGGTTATTGATTAAAAGAGTGGAGGAAAAAGAAATGACCAGGGATGATGTATTAAAAGCTTTAGCAGAATGGATTTGCAAAGTTGCCTCGGATAAAGAATTAGCGACCCCGGAAGCGATTGCAGCACTTCCAGAAGTCGCCAAAATCTATCTTGATCACACTTATATTTTGGGTTAGCTTTTCTTTATTTCTGATGTCGTAAGATAGTCAAATACTGTTTCCATGAATTTAGCTACTTCTTCGCCAGGCACCCATTGATTGGAACTCTGGATATTAATTTTTGCTAATTCAATTGTGTATTTAATAGCAGCTTCTGAATTTAGTTTATACAATTCACTCACCTCCCCTCATCCAAATTTTACCACTTAGGGCGGGGGAGGACAAGCTTAGAAAGGAGGAAGGTCATGGTAAAACCAAAACCATATCCCCACATAAGAGCAGGCATGACGCGTGAAGGTATCGATCAGGAATATCTTTGTGAGTTAATGAAAAGATCGCAGTTTTATATAACCAAAAGAATAACCGGCAAAGAGCCGTGGACACAAGACGAGATGTATTTTCTAATGGACCTTTTCGATATCCCGTATGATCAGATGCACATAGTATTCCCCAAAAATGGGATAGATAGGGGAGAGTACGAGATCAAAGGCGGTGCGGCATGAAAGAACTACGCAAAGGCTGGCAAATAGCCCTTGAAGTTTCCGCCATGTTCCTTATCTGCTTTGTCTGTACATACAATTGGGACATGGAGTCGCAAGCAGAGGCCGCGCCGGTAATAGCGGAAATAGAGGAAGTCCAGCCCTCTCAAACGGACAAGCTCTACCTCGGAAAATTCACCGTCACAGCCTATTGCTCATGTGAAAAGTGTTGCGGCAAATGGAGCAATCCCGAGGATCCACGGACCGCTTCCGGAGCCCCGGCAACGGAAGGTATTACGGTAGGCGCGGACTGGGGGATGATCCCGCCGGGTACGGTTATCCAGATCAATGGCGTCGGTATTCGGATCGTGGAGGACAAGCCTGCGGATTGGATAGTGGACCGTTATGACGGGATGGTGCTGGATCTGTATTTTGACGAACACGACGATGCTTTAGCCTTCGGCAAACAAGAGCTTGATGTATGGGTGATTGAATAGGGAAGGAGATCAAATATTGAACAAGGCAAAAGAAAAACCGCTCTGCGCCAACAGAGCGGCAGCTGTAAAAACAGCCTAATCTCACCAACAATATACACCTAGGGAAAGGATGATGTCAAGATGGTCTTATGTAAAGATCAGCTAAAAGAATGCTCCGGCTGTATGTCCTGCCGGAAGCCTGTTGCGGATGAAGAATCTGTAGAATTTTTTGAAGCCCTGGACGAATTCTTGAGCAAAAAAGACAGCACAATAAATCGGCTTTACGCAAAAAACACTTACTTAGCCGGACAGATCATCGAAAAAAATGCAGAGATAGCGGCTCTAAACGATAAACTTATTCTTAAGGAAGCGGCCCTCAGGGCTGTAACGAAGGAGATCACCTTATCGGAAATGCTTAGCCGGGGGGCGAGGCTGTAATGACTAAGCAGTACATAGAACTTGCCAATACCTCCAGCATCACACATGAAGATTGGCTTAAGATCCGGCGCCTGGGGATCGGCGGCAGCGACGCTGCAACGGTCTTAGGGTTTAACCCCTATATGAGCCGCTTTGAGCTTTACCTGGACAAGCTCGGACAGCTCCCGGAAAAGGAAGAAACCGAGGCTATGATCTTAGGCAAGGAGCTGGAGGGTTTTGTTGCCCGTCGTTGGGCAGAAAAAACAGGCAAGAAGGTCCGCCGCTGCAATCAAGTTTTGCAAAGCACTAAATGGCCATGGATGATCGCCAATATTGACCGGGACGTAGTCGGCGAAAATGCGGGGCTGGAGTGCAAAACTACCAGCCTACGGAATCCGACCCGCTTTGACAAGGGAGATATCCCCGGGTGCTATTACTGCCAATGCGTGCATTATATGGCCGTAACCGGTGCCCAAAAATGGTATCTGGCGGTCGCGGTCCTGAATAGCGGATTCTTTGTCTATGATGTTCCCCGGGATGAATCAGATATTGAGGTTTTAGTTGAGGCCGAAAAGGTTTTTTGGCAGGAGCATGTTTTAGGCGGAAAGCTCCCTGAACCTGACGGCAGCGACGGTTGCAAAGATGCTATTAAGGCACTTTACCCTCAAGCGGCAGAACTATTGACATGCAACCTCTTTGGTCTTGAGGATAAGGCAGCGCAATACATGGAGCTTAAAGGCCAAGCTAAAGAGTTAGAAAAAGCCATAAGTAAACTGGCCCAGGAAATACAACTTGAAATGGGCGACGCGGAAATTGGCTACATGGAGCAAGGCTATGAGGCTCAGTGGAAAAACCAAAAGCAGGAGCGTATTGACAGCAAGAAGCTTCGCGCTGAGTTCCCGGAAGCTGCGGCCGCCTGCGCAAAAGCAACATGCTTCAGAAAATTTGAGATAAAAGAAAGAGAGGTCATATAAATATGGCAACCACAAACCAGCAAGGTATGATAACAAAAAATCAAACGCAGGGATCCGCTGCATTAGCCAATAAGCAAGCAAGTCCGACGATAATGATGAAGAGGATACTAGACAATCAGTCTATCAGAAGCGTTATTGAGGGCAGCTTAAAAGAGAACTCAGGGGCTTTCGTCGCCAGCTTGATCGAGTTATATAATACCGACAAAACATTACAGTCTTGTGATCCCGCGAAGGTCGCTCAAGAAGCTCTAAAAGCAGTTAGTCTAAAACTCCCAATCAGCAAACAATTAGGCTTTGCTTATATCATCCCTTATAACAAAGAGCCGCAATTCCAGATTGGCTATAAAGGTTATATCCAGCTTTGCATGAGGACAGGGGCTTATAAATATATAAATGCAGGTCCTGTTTATGAAGGAGAATTGACCGCGCAAGACAAGATCACCGGCGATATCAAGCTTGACGGAGAACCGATAAGCGATAAGATTATCGGCTACTTTGCCTATATCGAAACCATCAACGGCTTCCGTAAATGCCTATATTGGACTAAAGAGAAAGTTATTTCCCATGCCGGGAAACACAGCAAAAGCTATCAGGCGGGAAACAAGATTTGGAAGGACTTCTTTGATGAAATGGCGGCAAAGACCGTTTTGCGTAATCTGCTTTCCAAATATGGCGTGATGTCGGTGGATATGGAAAGGGCCTTTTCTGCCGAAGTTGGCGAGTTAGCCGATGGTGCAATTAGAAGCGGGGACAATAATCCTATCCCTGACGATACCCACAACCTCGAAGATGGGCGTACGGTGGATGGTGACGGGGTTATTATTGATGTTGACCCAACGGAGGGCCCCGTCAATGAAGGATAAATTTATTGATCTTTTTACCGCCAATATAAATAGGCCGGGGGCTGAAAAGCTCCTGGCCTTGTTGGAAAGCTCTGACTTTTTTACAGCCCCTGCATCAACAAAATATCACTCGGCTAAAGAGGGCGGACTTTGCGAGCATAGCTTAAACGTCTACAAAAGGCTATTAGAAAATTACATAGCTCCAAGTCCTAAAATGCTGGAAACGATCACTATATGCGGACTGCTCCATGATCTTTGTAAAGTCAATTTCTATACCATTACCGAGCGTAATGTCAAGAACGATGAGGGCAAATGGATCAAAGAGCCTTTTTATGCCGTAGATGAAAAATTCCCCTTTGGCCATGGCGAAAAGTCGGTTTTTCTGATCGAGCGGTTTATGAGGTTGACGGAGGAAGAAGCTATCGCAATCCGCTTTCATATGGGCAGCACCGGTTATAACGACTTTAACGCGGCTGGTAAAGCTTTTGAGCTTTATCCACTATCTCTATATTTACATATTGCCGATCTTATGGCGGCTTATTTGGATGAAAAGGCGTAAGACGCCTAATAAAAAATAAAAAATCAGGAGGTACCCAAATATGGCAAGAAAAAAAGCAGTTACCCGTTATTTCCCCGTTCCTGACGATGTAAGAGCAAAATATTTTACTCCCTTGATTAACCAATACCGCGGCGATCTGGCAAATGCTAAATTTACTCTTCTATTCCGCGAAGGACGTTGGAGCAGTAAAAAGAGAGAAACCTGGGCCAATATCAAGCTTTTGAGCGCTGAAACCAAAGCCATGATTAAAGAGGCCTACGGGAAGGATACTTTTGACGAGAACAAGGCGCCAAACTTTGTATTGACTATCAATTATGAGGTTTGGAACAACTTCGGGGCAAATGACGAGGCCCGCTTTGCCTTACTTCACCATGAGCTTTGTCATTGTGACCATGACGTGGACAAGCACGGTAATGACAAGTTTTCCATCATCGGGCATGACTTTGAAGAGTTTACCTCCATTGTTCACCGTTACGGAAATTGGAGCGAGGACTGCCGCCGCATGTTTGACGCTATGAAGAAGAACGGCCAACAGGTGCTTAAATTTGAGAAGGGATCCGATGCCGAGAAAGACAGCCAGGAGCTAGAAGCTTCGTAAATCGGCAGCAATATGTCAACGGGGTGGTGCCTAAAATCATCACCCCATAAAGACTACATAGAGCGAGGCGGTGATATCTTGGCACGGCCACCGAAAGAGGGACTATTATATTTTCCTTTTGACGTGGATTTTTATGAGGATTTCAAAATCGAGGATTTAAGCAATGAGTTCGGACCGTTAGGCGAATCGGTTTATAAGCGAATCTTATGCCTAGTCTACCGGGATAAGGGTTATTATCTCGAGATCGACATGGACAGACTTGCCGTCAAACTGATTAAGTCCATAGGTAACAGATGGGCGCGGTCTAAAGAACAGGTCATACAAGTGATTCTCTACTGCGCGGATATAGGTCTTTTCGATAAAGACCTCTTGTTGCGGGGCGTTATCACCTCTGTCGGTATCCAGCGACGATTCCTAGAAGTCAAAGGACGTAGACCTTGCATAAACGATGCTTATTGGTTTCTTGGTAAGAAACCTTATATTAATTCACCCAAAACCCCTATTAATTCCGAAAAACCCATAGTTATTTCCGAAAAACCCCCGGTTTTACCCCCTGATAATACACAAAGAAAAGAAAAGAAAAAGAAAGAAAAGAAAAGTAAAGAAAACAAAAACAATAAGGGCAAAAAAACCGAGGTTGTCGTTGATAATCCCGATCTTGATTTTGCTGATGTATTCAAGACTTGGGAGAAGGCCGCTGCCTTACATCCTACTCAGATGGTCATTGAAGAATTGGGCCTCCTGATGGATGAATACGGGAAGGACAATCTTTGCGATGCTATAAGGACTGCGGCGGATCAAGGCAAGGTCACTCTGGCTTATGTCAAGGGCATCTTACGGAACAATGCTGCCGGGACTACAAAGAAGTCAAAGGCTGACATAGAGCAGGAAGAAGCGGAAGAGACACTTAGAAAGCTTAGAGAGGAGGACAGGCGGGATGCAGAGAGAGGAAATGTTTCAGCTGCTACGCAAGGCGGCTGATTTATATAGTCAACCTGTACCCAATAGCGAAAAGGTTAATTCCTGGCATGATATATTCAGTCAATTTGATTTTAAAACCTTAGGAATGGCCTTTGATAAATATGCTGAACATGGAAAATTCTTTCCTAAACCTGCCGACCTTATCTCTCACTACTGGGAGATTATACATAAGCGAGAAGGCGAAGCGGTAGCCAAGGCGATGGAAGGCGCAAAAGACTGTAAATACTGTCAAGGTACCGGCTGGTTTAGAACGATACCTAAAAATGACCCTTACGACGGCTATGTTTGCGCCTGTAAATGCCAAGGCGATCCGCGAAACTTAAACCTTGCTCTGGCAAGTAAAGAATTTAAATGGAGCGATCAAAAAAGGGCTTTTATTCCCCGCGATACATGGATAGGGGACGACGAGCAGGGAGATCGAGGATTATTTGATTTTGATGATGCCGGAAGGTATGTGAATAGTTTGTAGGAGGGACATAGATGATTAAGCTTGTTATTTACGGTGAGCCGGTTGCCCAGGGAAGGCCGCGCTTTAGCACTAGGGGCGGCTTTGTTAGAGCATATGACCCTAAAAAGAGCAGCGATTTTAAGGATTATGTTAAGTTAGCAGCTGCAGAGCAAATGCAGGGAAAGTCCTTGTTTGAAGGACCGTTGGCATTAAGCTTATCCGTGTACCGGTCAATTCCTAAAAGCTTTAGTAAAAAGAAAATGTCATTAGCAGAGGAAGGAATAGAAAGGCCGATTACAAAGCCGGATGTTGATAATTATGTTAAAGCTATCAAGGATGCTTTAAAAGGTATCGTTTGGCATGATGATAGCCAGATCGTTGATTATGTTCCTCCATTTGGCAAGTTTTATTCCAGCAAGCCGAGGGTAGAAGTGGAGATTAGGGAGGTAGGAGCGTAAATGGTACGACACTAAAATTGATTGGTGCGATAGTTCATGGAAGACTTTGCCAAAACCGTATTCCTCACCCGCACCGAGGCAGAGTCGGCACTTGGCAGAAATAAAAAAAGGCTTGCCTTTTACAGCAAGCCTGAGTGGTTATATTTATTAACAGCAACGATTGCGGCAGCAACGGCAACAACGATTGCAACCACATCGGCAACTAGATCTGTTTCCGCAGCAGAAGGCACCCAATACGAGCAAAGGCCAAAAACAACACATCATTGTTCCCCCTTTTAGTTTATTTGCAAATCAAAGTAAAAAAGACAGGCATAGTACATATTATGACAAAAGAGGTAAATGTGTGAAACGCATACGGGCTGGGCATGAAAGGAGCCGGCCATAAAAGAGTAGGAGTGGCAGTATAACCAGCCGATAGGGAGGTAGCAGATGGATAAAACCCAGATACAAGAATATAGAGGGTCAGTCCTTGAAATTGAAGAGCTAATTGCTGAGAGAGACTTGTTGCAAAAAGAAAAAGCCGCCCTATTGGCGGCAGAGGAATTAGAGGTCTTACAAATCGGCAGGGCTTAAGTCGTTTTCCACATTGTCCCGTGCAAGGTCGGTGTCAATTACCGGGTAGATGTCCTCAGGGATGGGCTTGTCTGCATCACCGTCTATAACAAGCCGTTTGGTTTTAGGATCCACATTTATCACCTCAAGGTTAGAGTAACCCAGAAAAAATGAAATTATGTAAAAACGGAATTGAGCAACCATATGTAACATTGACAAGTCGATCATTAAACGGGAGGTAGCAGATGGACAAGGCCCAGCTGCAAGAATATAGAGGTTTAGTCCTCGAAATAGAACGGCTAAAGCTTGAAAGAGAAGAAATATTGGCCAAAGCCGAAAACCCGCCAAAACCTGACGGCCTGCCTCACGGTCAAGGCGGGACTTCCGACCCTACCGGGACTGTCGCCATAAAGCTTGCCGCTATTGCACTTATAATCGATGATCTGATAGCGCAAGCAGTGGAAGAGCGGCAGGCAATAGAGGCGGCGATAAGTATTCTTCCGGCAGCTGATAGGTGCTTAATAAGATTGAGATACATAGATGGTCTTTCTTGGCCACGGGTAACAGAAAAGATATATGGCAAAAGAACAGACTTTATAGATCGGTTTGATGGATATCTGAGAAGAGTTTTTCGGCAGCATGGACGTATATTGCAAAAAATAAAGTAAGTGTCATTGAATGACAGTATATTTTAGTGATATAGTTATGCTAAAGAATTTTGAGAGCGTCCACCGAGAGGAGGGCGCTTCTTTATTGCTGGAATTTTCTTCCTAAATGTGATATAACTAAGATAAATAATATAAATAAAATAAAAGGAGGAAAAACATATGGATCTCAGTATAAAAGATCGTCTTATACTATATAATCAATATGAAATCTTAAAAACATTAAAACAAGATGACAAATACGAAGTTAAAAACTATGAAATTTTTCAAGATATCTTACTTAACGGATATAAGCGAAATTATGATGATATGATTGAGTTTGTTAGCGAGGATGTCCCTGATTCAACCATGAATTTTGTTTGGGACGTATTACAAATGTACAGAGTGTTTTTTGATTCATATAAAGCTTTATCACCTGAAGATAAAGAAGGAATTGATGTTGATGATATTAAATTTCAGGGTTTCGATGGCAATAATGAATGTGTCTATTTGAGTTATGCTAGGTTTATTCTAGAAAAAATGGAACGCTATGAAGAAATTAGTAGGGATTTTAAAGACAAGGATTTAAACTCCCATTATCCAACTTTAAATAAATATAGTCGTATGCTAAGCACCTGGAAAAGCATACAGAATAATGAGTATAAGCCTCTAACACGAGATCAATTAGTGCAAATAATTTCAGACTAAATATCCTTAACCGCCTTTCGAGGCGGTTTTTTTATGGACATGTGGGCGCCGGAATACTACCGGATAACGGCAAGGGGTGGGGCTGGGTAGTAAATATTAAAAGCGAGGTGGTGGTGTGAATAAGCTAACCGAAAGACAAAAGCGATTTTGTGATGAATATTTAATAGACCTTAACGCTACGCAAGCGGCTATAAGGGCGGGCTATTCGATAAAAACAGCTTATCGCATCGGCGCTGAGCTACTTCAGAAAACTTCAGTCGCTGAATACATAAATAAGCGCAAAGAGGCACGAGTAAGAAGAACAGAGATAACTCAGGATTTTGTTTTGACGGAACTGCTTAAGATTGCAAAAGCAGATGGATCCGACTTTGCTACGGTTGGCAAGCGAAATCGAGTGACTCTTACCCCGACTGATGAATTAATGCCTGAAAAAAAGGCCGCTGTGGCGTCAATAAAAAAGGGCAAATTTGGGGTAGAAATAAAGACCTATGATAAACTAAAAGCCCTTGAACTGCTCGGTCAGCATTTAGGTCTATTTGATAATAAACAAGGAGACGGCGCAGATATTGAAGATTTGACGCCATTAGCGGAGATGTTAAAAGATGAATAAGACAGCTACAATCCCCTGGGCCCCCTTCTCGTCAAAGCATAAGCGGTATATCCGGGACTGTGCCGGCAGCGTGATCAACATAGCCGAGGGCGCTGTCAGATCCGGGAAAACGATTGATCACTGCATAGCGGCGGTTGCTTACCTTGAGCTTTGTCCGGATAAGATACACCTTGCTTCCGGATCCACTTCGGCAAATGCTAAATTAAATATCGCAGAGTGTAACGGCTTCGGGATTGAGCACCAATTCCGGGGCCGTTGTCATTGGTCTAAATACAAAGGCAATGACGCGCTTGTCATACGCACGCAAACCGGTGAAAAGGTAATAGTTTTTGCAGGCGCGGCTAAGGCTAACAGCTTTCAAAAGATCCTCGGCAACTCATACGGACTATGGATCGCGACCGAAATAAATCAGCACCATGATAGTTTTATCAAGTGCGCATTCTCGCGGCAGCTCGCGGCTATCGACCGTAAGGTGCTTTGGGATCTCAACCCGTCCACTCCCCTGCATTGGATCTACACGGATTATATAGACACATACCGGGAAAAAGGGATCTGTAGTTATCAGCACTTCACCATGGATGACAACCTGGCTATTCCTGAAGGGCGCCGGGAAGAAATAAAGCGTCAATATAATCCGGGAAGCGTTTGGTATAAACGGGATATCCTGGGCGAGCGCTGCGCTGCGGAGGGTCTTATATATGGACAATTTGCAGATTGCACGGGGTCTTTTCTTATCGACAAGGCCCCCGATGATCTACTGATGATCACGGTCGGCGTGGACTTTGGCGGAAATGGTTCGGCCCATGCCTTTGTCGCAAACGGTATTACAAAGAACCTGCGGGAGGTTATTACTCTTGATGAGCATTACCGAAAAGAGGTTATAACTCCTAAACAATTGGACAAAGATTTTGTGGAGTTTATCCAGCGGGTACGCGCAGCATATCCGAAGATACCGGCAATAGAAGTCTATTGCGACAGTGAGGCCACGGCCCTTATCCAAGGACTTAAGATCGCTGCCATAGAAAACCATCTGCCGATCGATATCAAGAATGCTTTAAAGGGTCCTATCACAGATAGGATCTCTTTTTATAACTCCATCATGGCGCAGGAGCGCTATAAAGTTATGCGGCATTGCAAGTACCTTATCGGAGCCTTTCAGGGTGCTGTATGGGATCCAAAGAAATTAACCGAGGATGTCAGGCTGGATGATGGAACATCAAACATTGATAGCCTTGACGCCTGCGAATATACGACAGAGAAATATCAGCGTGATATTCAGCAAATGGGCATGTTGATTAAGCGGGGGGTGGAAAGTAATTGAAAATTGATATAAGGGCGATTTTGAAGGGGTTGGGCTATAATATCCCGGATGCCTCGGTTTATAAACATATCGTTCTATGGCGTGAATGGTATCAGGGGCATCATGCGAAATTCCATGATTACCAGCAATTTAATGGCAAAAGCAAGGTAAAGCGCCGCCGCAAAAGTTTAAAAATGGCAAAGAAGGTATGCGAGGATCATGCCAATTTGCTTTTGAATGAGAAAGTACAGTTGACAGTTACTCCGGACACAGCGCAGAAAAAAGTAGACGCGGCTTTGAAGGAAAACAAGTTCCGTATTCAATCCAATAAGCTTGTGGAAGTAGCCTTTGCATTAGGGACCGGTGCTTTTGTGGAGCACTCAGATTCAAGCAATGAAAGCGGCGTGCTTATCGATTATGTCCGGGCGGATATGATCTTCCCAATTTCCTGGGAGAGTGAAGACATTACCGAATGCGCTTTTGCCAGTCTCAGAAATAACGAGGGCAAGGATTATATTTATCTGAATATCCATAAGCTCGAGAATGCCGAATATGTGATTTATAACAAAATGATACCGATTGATGCTTCTTCCGGCTCGCCGATGTTTTCCGGCGCGGGCAGTCCGGAAGAAATCACGCCAAACGAAGCGGACAATCTTCTTCCCGGGGGTATTGAGCCGGAGGTACATACGGGATCCTTGACGCCGCGCTTTCAGATCATCGGACCCAATGCGGTCAATAATATCGATACGGGTAGCCCCATGGGGGTCTCCATCTTTGCGAACAGCATCGATCTTTTAGAGGGCATTGATCTGATCTATGACAGCTATTGCAGCGAGTTCCAGCTTGGTAAAAAGCGGATCATTGTTCCCGCAAGTATGCTGCAGATGGTGCAGGATTCTTCCGGTCTCGTTTTTCCTTTGTTTGACGATAATGATACCGAATTCTATGCAATGAAAGATGATAACCAAGCAGAGCTAAAAGAGATCAACATGACATTGCGGATAGACGAGCACGATAAAGGATTGCAAAGGCTTCTTAATCTGCTATCTGATAAATGCGGGCTGGGTAATGACCGTTACAATTTTGAGAGTGGACAAGCCAAGACGGCGACCGAGGTTATCAGCGAGAAATCCGACCTTTTCCAGAACCTAAAAAAGAATGAGCTTGTTCTTGAAACCGCTCTCCAAAATATGTGTCAGGCCATTGCTGAGATTGCCGGTGTAAAAGGCAGCATAGAAACAACGGTTAATTTTGATGATTCGATCATCGAGGATACCGAAGCAAAAAGAACCAGGATGCAGCTGCTTGTATCTCAAGGCATGTTTCCCAAAGCCAGATACCTGCAAGAATACGAAGGCTATAGCGAAAAAGAAGTTAAAGAGATCATGGCCGAGCTGGAAGGAGAAAGCGCGGGGTCGGAGATCGATTATGAGGATGTGGTTTAATTGCTTACTCCTGAATATTTAGACGGTATTGCAGAACCTATCCAAGAGATCTATTCCGAGTTGCAAAGCAAGATAATGGCCGACATAGCCCGGCGTATCGCCAAGTCCGGGGAGGTCATTCCTTCGTCAGGTTGGCAGATCGTTAAGATGCAGGAGCTGGGAGCTTCACAACAATACATAGCCCAGGAAATAGCCAGGACTTTGAAGCTGTCCGATAAAGAGGTCAAGACGATTTTCAAAGCGGCCGGGATAAAGAGCTTAAAGCCGGATATCGAACTGCAAAAAGCGGCGATCGCGGCGGGCAAACTTCCAGCTGATACCATTCCGATTACCGCATCCGCTTCCGTTGCCCAGGTACTGAACGCCAACGCTATACGGACCTTAGGCACGATGAAAAGGCTTACCGGTACTATTGCGATCGATGCCAGCGGCAAGCTTAATCAATATATGGATCAATGCCAGCTGATGGTACAATCAGGGGCTTTCACCGAGCAGCAGGCTATTGAGGCAACGGTCAGGAAGTTTGCCGCTGATGGTGTAGGTTGCTTTGATTATAGAAGCGGCGTAAGGACCAGTATTGAGGCGGCGGTAAGACGGGCTTGTGTTACTGGCGTGAATCAGGCGACATCCGAAATCAGCCTTAATAATGCCGCCGAATTGGGTACCGATCTTGTAGAAGTTACGAGTCATGCGGATGCCAGGCCGGAACATGCCTTATGGCAGGGAGGGATATACAGTTTATCGGGCACTAGCATGAAGTATAAAGGTTTAGTTGAGGCCACAGGTTACGGTACCGGAGCGGGGCTTTGCGGCTGGAATTGCCGGCATAGCTTTTTCCCATACATCGAGGGCGTATCGGAAAAGCTACCGCAAGAAAAATACGATCCAAAGACTTACGAAGCGGAGCAGGAGCAGCGGTACAATGAGCGGCAAATAAGATACTGGAAGCGCCGGGCGGCGACCTTGGAAGCCGGGGGCGTAGATAATACCAAAGAGTTATTAAAAGTCAGACGGTGGCAAACAAAACAGCAGCAATTTATTGACGAAAGCGGTCTTGCTCGTTTATACGGCAGAGAACAAGTGCCCGGATTTGGCAGTTCTTTAGCTCAGAAAGCCCTAAAAGTTGAAAAGGCCGAATATACCGGTATTGTCAACGCTTTAGGTAAGGATAAAGCCCCGGCAAACATTGATATTTATAGTCAAATGAAGTATAATAATACTAAGGAATACCAGGGATTAGCCAAAGAATATAAGGCCTATAATCAGGAAAAATGGGCCAGGGACATCATAGATGCTAATTCTGATATTTCCGATTACAAAGTCTTTGATAAAGCCGAAAATATTCCGCAATGGGCCAAAGATCAGGCGCACGTTTGGACACAAGAAGAAAAAGACGCTTTGACCTATTACACGTCGCATGAGTACTCAAAAATCAACGATTATTTAAGAGGCAAAGAGACAGCCGGTCCGGGTATCGTTAAAAAAATAAACCAAATTACCGATGCCATTGAAAAAGCGGATATCAAAGAGAACATTGTTGTTTGGCGTGGGACACATCTTAGTAATTTTACACAAGCCGAGCAGTACAAACTTCTTCCCGTCGAGCAATGGGCAGATAGGCCTCTCAGAGATTTAGCCTTTTCTTCAACATCTATGCTCAAGGATTCGGCGTTTACCGATAAGCCTGTTTTTATGCAGATTCTTGTGCCAAAAGGAAGCAGGGGCGCCTATATAAGTTCTCTTAGTGAGTTCGAAACCGAGTATGAAATGTTATTTCAAAAAGGTGCTGGTTTTAAAATTTTGGAAGCACAGGAAAACGACGGAAAGATATTTATAAAAGCTTTATACAGAGGAGTTGATGAATAATGAGCTTTTTTAAAGAAAGAATGGCAGATGCGGAGTTCACTATTATGACACCGCTATGTTTAATATGCCTCAATCGGCAGCAGCATAAGTTTGACAATGCCCATCCCGATAAGCCAACTATGACGTGTAAAGTGTTAGGGGATATCCCGCGGGCGCTAGAAATGGCACTTTCGTATGATTGTGGTTCTTTCGTCCTTGATGAAGAAGCATATAAGATAAATAAACCGCTTCTACCAAAGGATTTTGATCCTAACAAATAATCAAACCACTCAATCAGCATAGAAAGAGTGGTTTTTTAATGTCCAAATTTAATAAATCTGGCATCCGTTTTATTACGGGTGCTATTTTTATAGCCAAAATTACCCGTGCCCCGGGACTAAACAGGGCGCCCTCAATGCCGGGACTGGCCGGACAAAAAAGGATAGAGGGAGAAAGGAGCACTTATGTTGGAGTGGTTAAAAGATATACTCAAGGACAACTATACCGAGGATATCGATAAGGCTGTATCTACGCAGATCGGAAAGGATTTTGTCGCGCGCAAAGATTATAACGATCTGAACGAAAAAAAGAAGACGATCGAAGCAACTAATAAGACCTTGGCGGACACCATAAAAGACCGCGAAAAAGACATTGAGGGCCTTAAGGCTACCACAGGTAAAGGCACCGAACTGGAAACCAAGCTTAATGATCTCCAAGAGAAGTACAACAAAGACACCGAGGCGTTAAATGCACAGATCAAGCAGCAGAAACTTGACTCTGCTCTCGAGACTCGCCTGATCAAAGAAGGCGCCGTCAATACGAAAGCGGTTAAGGCCTTGTTGGATACTACCAAAATCAGCCTGGAAGGTGAAAACCTTCTCGGCCTAGATGATCAGCTTAAAGGTCTTAAGGAATCGGAAAAATGGGCGTTCTCCGTACAAGCACCGCCCGGTAAATCAGGTACAAGGCAAGGATTACCTCCGGGAACCGGAGACGAGACCACGCTGGCCGATGAAATTACCAGCACTATGTTCGGAAAACCCGATTAAAAACTATTAGAAAGAAGGATGAAATATGATTACACTTGATCAAGCAAAAGCACTTTCCCAGAGCAAATTGACGAATTTCGTTATTGACGAGTTCAAAAAATCCGCATTACTCGACGCACTTCCTTTCGATAACTGCGTAAAACCGCAGGGTGGGAAGACGCTGGCTTATGTTTATAACCGCGTCACCACTCTCCCGACCGCAGATGTCAGAGCTATAAACAACGAATACGAGCCGCAGGAAACGATTACCACACCTTATACCGTCAATCTGAAAATATTCGGCGGCAGCTTCCAGATCGACCGCGTGATTATCAATGACGAAAAACAGGTCGTAGAGCATATTCCGTTCCAGCTTGCGCAAAAGATTCAGGCCACGCGCGCCAAATTCCACGATATGTTTATCAACGGTGATTCCGGCGTCCTGGCCAATGAATTTGACGGACTGGACAAGGCCCTAGCTGGTTCCGCGACTGAAATTATTCCCTTGAACGCGATCAATCTCAGCTCTTCGGCGAATATCGATACAAATTGGAAGGTATTCCTTGACAGTCTTCGCAAAATGAGAGCTGCTTTGGACGGCTCCCCCACGCTTTTTCTGTTGAACAGTGATATGTTTGCCGTCTATCAAAGTGTCATGGACCGCGCCGGCATCAATCTGGCCAGCAAACAGAACTATGGCGATGAGGTCCTTCAATGGGGCAGCTCTTTAGTTATGAGCCTCGGAGATAAAGCAGGCACAGCTAATCCCATAATTGAAACTGATGGAGACGGAGAAACCTCCATCTATGCCGCCAGGCTTGCTCTGGATGGCGTGCATGGGGTTAGCCCGGACGGCAATGCGCTGGTTAATCAATACCTGCCCGATCTTACCAAGCCCGGTGCTGTCAAGACCGGCGAGGTCGAAATGGTTGCCGCAATGGCAGTTAAGGCTACCAAGAGCGCAGGCGTCCTGCGTAAAATCAAAATCGGGTAGGCGAGGAAGGAGCACGCGCATGGCTAAAATTACAGCCCCCGCCAAGGGGTATAGCGGCACATCTGCCAGCGTTAAATTTGAGAAAGGCGTGGGTTATACCGATAACCCGCGCCTTATTAGTTGGTTCAAACGCAAAGGGTATGAGGTTGAAGAAGAAGCGGCAAAAGAAACAGAGCCGGAAATAATTCCGGACGGAAAGATCGAACCTGCCGGCAAAGGCAAGAAAGGAGCAAAATAATGCCAAGAATTTATGCGCCCAACGAAGGGCATATCATGGAATGGGGTGCGGTTGATTTTATCAATGGCGTCGCGGCTGTTGCGGCTGATGTAGATACAGCATTCTTTGAAGATGTACATAAAGGGTACATCATCGACGATAGCAAGCATGTCCTGACAATCTTTGATAAGGCCACCAGAGAGCAACTCGAGGAAGTTTGTGATTATATCGGAGTTACTTACCTGCCTGCGAATACGAAGAATGACCTTGTCAGATTGATTGAGGGCTATATTAGCGCAGCGAACATTACCGCGCTGACAGTCGCGTCCGTAGCCGGTTCTGAATCCGGAGACACAAAGATTACGGTTGCAAACGACATCGGCGCTGACGGAAACATCCTCGTTTACCATGTCGCTATCGCTGCTGTCGCGCCTCTGTATAAGGACGTTCTGCCAACAACCGGATGGACCACTTTTACAAGCGGATCGGATATTACGGCAGCGACAGATAAGGTTATCACAGTTTGCGAGCTGAACGCAGCGCGCGAAGTGCTCAGCATCGGCAGTAATACAGTCGTAGCGAAAGCCTAACCATTAGGAGGTGAGCCTATGGCTTACGAAGCATATATTGACCGCACCTATTACGCCGAAACTTACCAGGGTACAGACATCGACACGAATATCTTTGACCGTATAGCCCTTCGCGCCTCTGACGAGGTGGACAAGTTCACCTTTCGCCGTGTGCGGCGGGCAGGGCTTACCAATTTTGATGATGATATGCAAGCTGCTATACAGCTTGCCACCTGCGCCATTGCTGAGGCCCTTGCTCAGATCGATGTCGCTACGGACAGCACCGGCATGATTGCGGCGAGTGAAAAGATCGGTTCTTATAGCTATACGGCGGACGCGTCGAGCCTAGATAAACTGTTGGCCAAAGCAAAAAACAAAGCTATGTCTTATCTGCTTTTTACCGGGCTATTATACAGGGGGATATAAATATGGCGAAAATAATCAGTAAACGGGCCAGGCCTTATACAGTCACGCTCTATAATTACATATCGACCGCTGAAGGTGTAATGACTTTCCAGCGCACGGTTATCGAACGGGTGTATCTGGACACGGCCTATCAGCAGCACCTTTCGCAGCGGGGCATAGCGACTTCCGACACCTGCCAGCTGATCATCGACCTGCGGGATATAACGGCGACCGGAGGGCGGACGTTTATAGCTACAAAGGCATGGAAGAAGCTTACCGCAGCGGAAAAGGCCGATTACTTCACTTTCAACACGGCAAATGACTTTTTTGTGGAGGGAGAAGCTACCGAAACGCTCCCGAGCAAAACAAAAAAAGAAATGATCGAACTGTATCAATGCTTTGCTGTATCCAGCGTGAATATACCGGCTTGCGACCAGGGCAGGGCGTTGATTGTGGAGGTGACGGGCAAATGAAAGTAGAAACGAAGCTCTATACGACAAAGATCAATACCCGTTTGACAACGGCCAATAAACGTGCGCAGATGTGGCTTGATAACGAGGTCCTTAAGGATAGTGCTCCCTTCGTTCCCCGCCTTGGTGGAGCTTTGGAAAGGTCGGGTATCGCCGGTACGAGGATAGGCAGCGGCTTACTTGTTTATAACAGTCCTTACGCCAGGTATCAGTATTACGGTAAACTGATGGTCGACCCCCAAACGGGAAAGGGAGCTTTTTTCAAAGAAGGTTTCGGCTTTTGGTCCAGGCCCGGGGTGCGTAAAGTATTGACAAACAGGGACCTTGTTTACTCGACGCAAAGTCACCCGTTGGCATGTCGGATGTGGTTCGAGGCGGCTAAGGCAATCAATAAAGCCAAGTGGATCAAGGGCGCAAAAGCATTAGGTGGAGGCGGTTAAAATGGCAGACGAAAGTAATATAAGGGCTCTAGATGCTACTGACGCGGTACAGATCATAGAGGCTATTCAGGAATGGATCAACGGCTTAGATATCCTGGATGGCCACCTATGGCTTGAATATGTGGAGGACGCGGACGGGTTAGGCTACTGCATCAAATCCAATGGCGGTTCGATTATAGAAGAGGACATTTGCGGTGATTTTACAGCCGAAGTGCCTTTTATTATATCTTACTGCACGAACGCCGTCCCGGATGGAGTAGGGGCGATTTGCAAGCCGCTCAATGACCTTTCCGCATGGTTTAAGGCCAATGGCACTGCGGGGCTGGATATCGGCGACCGCAGAAGTCCGGAGCGCATAATAACAACGAAAGGACCGACTGATATGACGGGCCTGGATGAGAAAGGCAATACGACTTTTTTCGCAGCATACCAACTAACTTATGATGAGGAGGTTTTATAAACCATGGGTAAAAAATTAAGCTCTTTGATGGCTTACTTCATCAATACCGGGACTGTGGCAGTACCTGTTTGGTCGAAGCTGGGCAAAGGGGTGACCTCTCTGCCTCTTGCCTACAATCCGCAGGTAACGACCGAAACTTATATTGATGAAGATAACGCTACTTCTTCGGTAGACAGCTACCAAGTCAGCGCAGGCATCGACGTTGCCCTTTTTGACGGCACTACAGCACCGGCGCACGCTTTCCTTGAAGGACTGAGAAAAGAAAGGGCAGTGGGCGCGGACGCTGAAACCGAGATATTGGAAGTTGACCTCAGTACGACCAGCCCCTACGCGGCAACCAAAAATAGCGCGGTCGTGGCTATCGACACATTCACCGTGGAGGGCGGCAAGCCGCAGACATTGAGCGCAACGATCTACTATAACGGGGATCCTGTTCCTGGGACCGTAGCTATTGCCGCCGGGGTGCCGACGTTCACACCGGCGGCTTAGGCATAACACAAATAAAAAATAGTAAATTAGAGGAGCAGGTAGATTTTTCTATCTGCTCCAGCTAATTGTTTAGGAGGAAAATAAGATGGCTAATTGTTTAGGAGGAAAATAAGATGGCTAATAGTATTAGGGTAAAGTCAGCCACAGAATATATTATCGAAGTCAACGATCAAGGCGAGACAATCACTTTTGACACGTCAGATACCGGGCTTACCTCTCGCCTTTTTGATATGTATGAAAAAATCGAAGCTCTTACAAAAGATTATACAGCGCGGGGCGCAGAGATCGATGCCCGTCCGGATGAACCGCTAAAAACATTTGATGTAACGAACGAGGAAACCGGGGAACTGGATAATAAAGCCATCATAACCAAAAACCAATATGAGGGCGCTAAATTGATCGATAGCTTTTACATAGAGGCAAGGACTGTTTTGGATATGTTTTTAGGCGCAGGGGCTTGTCAAAAGATATTTGGCGATAAGAATTATACCAGCATGTTTGATGATCTTTTCAGTGCTCTTGAGCCGCATTTTAAGAAAATGGGCGTCAAAGCTGAGAATCTTAAGAAAAGAGCCGTGGAGAAATACTCCCCTAACCGGGAACAGCGCAGGTCCTTAAAATGATCAACGAATATCCGGAAGCCATTACCGTTAATGGCCAAGACTATGAGATAAACACAGACTTCCGCTATGCTCTGGCCTGCTTTGCTTGTATCTATGACCTGGACTTAAGTGATTATGAGAGAGCCTATGGAGTAATCGGGTTGCTATATAAAAAAGAGCCTCCTAATCTCTCGGAAGCTCTCAAGATGGCGATCAAATATTTGCGTTGCGGCAAAGAGGATGAGCCGGAAGAGAGAAAGCCAGATATGGATTTTGAGTACGACGCGCATTATATCCGCTCCTCTTTTAGGTCAGATTACGGAATCGATCTAAACCGTACCGAAATACACTGGTTTGAGTTTTGCGAGCTTTTGCAGGGCTTGACCGATAACTGCATTCTTAACCGGGTGCGGGATATCCGAAACTATGACCTATCTACAATCAAGGATGCTAAGACACGGCAAAAGATATTGAAGGCGCAGAGAGAGTTGAAACTGCCTGAGAGACTTAGCCAAGAGGAAGAGGATTTAATAGCCGCTTTTTATTCCCAGCTCGAATAATGCTTGAAGAAAATATTTATCTATTGTATAATTTTGGCAAAAGGAGGTTGAAAGATGAAAAAAACATTTTTATTGCCGGTTATTATATTACTGCTTGCCATAATGATGATTATTGCTGGGTGCGGGAAAGAAGAAAATATTAATAATGATTCCAACCCAAATCCCACCGAACCGCCGACAAATCCTCAAACTACTGCCTCAACTGAAATAGACGGCATAAAATACACTGTTGATAGCGCAGAGTTGAAAGATATAAAAGGAGACTGCACGGCAGACGGCTCTCCATCTGAAAACGGGGAATACTTTAGTTATTATGGTGATATTTATAAAGTCAGCGATTATAAGAATCTGGTTATAACCTATACCATCGAAAATACAACGGATAAAGCATTTGGATACATGCAAAATTCTGGCACTTTTAAATTAACCGATGGCTATGAACTGCCTAGAAGTGGTGACATTAGCGATCTTAATCTTTATCAGGTAGCATCACACTCATCAAAGCAGCTTGTTATTGAATTCCCAGTAGAAAGTAGTCTGAAAATAGATAAGATAATTTGGGAATACCCCCATATGGATTACGATACCGGGTATTGGGATGATTTTGGAAAATTATGGGGCGGAGAAATGACAAATCAGCAATTTGAAAATAAATACAAAGATAAGATAGAATTCCTGGAATTTACGGTTAATATAAAATAAATTTATTTATACGGAAGCGCTTATCATGGATAGGCGCTTTTTTGATGCTAAAAAGGATGTGATATTATGGCGGTAGCCGCTGATGGGTATATCCGGATAGATACAAAGATTAATCAAGCGGGAGCGCAATCGGGGCTTAATACACTGATAAAAAGCTTAAAGGGCTTTGCCGTAGCGGCAGGTATTGCCTTTGGTGTGGCTGCAGTAATAAATTTTGGCAAAGCATCGGTAAAGGCGGCTACCGACTTGACAAATGCCATGATGGGCTTGCAAAGCATTGTGGAAGGTCAAGGCAGAAGTTTTGTAAAAGCACAAAAATTTATTAACGATTATACGCAAGACGGGTTAATACCAGCCACACAAGCGATCACAGCCTATAAAAACCTTGCGCTTAGAGGATATGCTGACAGTCAAATACAGCAAGTACTTGTTGCCCTAAAAGATAGTGCCGCCTTTGGCAGGCAATCCAGTTACACATTAGGTCAAGCGGTAGAATCAGCTACCGAAGGCTTAAAAAATGAAAACAGCATCTTGGTCGATAATGCTGGTCTAACAAAGAATGTAGCAAAGATGTGGGCTGAATATGCTAAAAGCATAGGCACTACCGCTAATAACCTTACTAAACAGCAGAAGATACAGGCAGAAGTCCTCGGTATCATGGAAGAAACGAAGTTTCAAACCGGTGACGCCGCGAAAATCGCCGACAGTTATTCCGGTCAAATTCTAAGACTAGGCTTTAATTTTAATAATCTCAAAATTGCTGTAGGGAATATTATTATTGTTTTCGCACAAAAAGTATTACCAGTCATTAATACTATGGTAGAAGGGGTTACGCGGCTCGCTAATGCGATAGCTCAAGTTGTTACTGGTTTATTTGGTGCAAAAACCACGACTACCAGAACTGTAGACGCAGTTACCGAATCTATAGACGGACTAACCGATGCAACCACGGCAAGCGGCGAAGCGGCCAAAGAAGCAGGTAACAATTTAGCTGCTTTTGACGAAATTAATGTGCTTAGCAATACATCAGATGCGGGCAGCGCAGCAAGCGGCGTAACGACTGAAACGGTATCGACAACAGAAGAGGCGGCAGCCGCTACCGATGATATGTCCGCAAAAGTTGAAAAACTGAAAGAAAAACTATCAGTATTAAAGGAGCCCTTAGCAAAACTAAAAGAGGCGTGGGCTAACCTGGGCTTGGCGGTCAATGATTTTTGGGAAAACAGCGGCATACAAAAAGTGCTTACTAGATTTGCTGAAATAGTGGGTAACAAGATACTGGACATACTGGCGGGAGACATTACAATTCTATCCGGCGTTTTCAATGTGTTGGCGGGTGTTTTTAGGGTTATCACAGGCCTTTTAAGCGGAGATTTATCAAAAGCAGCGGAAGGAGCAAAGTTGATCTTCAAGGGCCTTGGTCAAATAATCGAAGGCGTTTTTGTTATTATATTAGGACAAAAAGCCGTAGAGGCGATTAAAACATTTATTTCCTCATGGAAAGAAAAAATATCCGCCTGGTGGACTAATGACGTAAAACCCTGGTTTACTCTTGAAAAATGGAACAGTTTATGGAATGACGTTAAAATGGCTTTTGCCGGAATATGGGATAAAATTACTCCTGATTGGGACATTAGTATTGCTGATTGGTGGAAAAACAAGGTTGTCCCCTGGTTTACTCTTGAAAAATGGTTAAAACTTGGCAAGGGAATGAAGGACGGGATAATTCAAACTTTTAGAAATGCGATAGAAAGCGTCAGGACGTTAATTAATAAACTTATCGCGTGGCTGAATGAAAAAATGAAGTTTTCTTGGGAGCCAATAAAAATAGCCGGTAAAACAATCGTTCCCGGCGGAAGCGTACAACTATTTCACATAGACGAAATCCCTCGCCTTGCCCAAGGCGCCGTTATCCCTCCTAACCGTGAATTTATGGCGGTCCTCGGAGATCAGAAAAGCGGGACCAATATCGAGGCTCCCGACGGCTTAATAAGAAAGATCATGCAGGAAGAATTATCAAACCTTAACCTTTCCCCGCAGATCACGGTCGTAGCGAGCGGGAACTCTTCGCAGCTTATCAGATATCTCAAGTTTGAGATAGACAAAGAAGGAAACCGGCGCGGCGTAAATCTAATCAAGGGGGTAACCTGATGCTTATAATCGATGGTACTACATACAACATCCCAGTTATTGGATTAAAGCGCACGGCTGACTTCCTGGATAAGTTTGCTAACCGTACCGAGGATGGTACGCTGCAGCGTAAATTGATAGGCGTGTATTTCAACTATCAATTGTCACTGGGGACCACGCCCGATACGGCAGAGTATGCCAGGCTTTGGGATAAACTTACCGAGCCGGAGGAATTTCATACCGTGACGGTCCCGGATGAAGACGGAAACTATACATTTACAGCCTATTTTTCTAATGTCGGGGATGAACTGAAAAAGAAGCGGGGCGGTAAAAACTACTGGACAGGCCTGACGGTGAATTTCACAGCCAAAGCACCGGCGAGGAAGTGATTATATGAGCGATTCTACAAAGATATCTTTCGGGCTGGTGGATGTAACGGCTAAATCTGATAGTACCCCGGCCACGGCAGATAATCAAAGCTTTATCGATCTTAACGATCTCAAAAAAAAGTTTATCGCACCGCATAAGGTGGCTACTCTTGAACAGGATTTTTGGAAGCTTGATGGCACATTTAGCCTTTTCCCTGACGATCCCGAAAACTACGAATGGGGCCTCTGGAGCTCGTCCATGTCAGACGGTGCCGGGGCCTTTTCTACTCCCCCCGTCCTGACGATAAATTTCGCGGCCAATCACAGCAGCCTGGGGGTAACGCTCTATTTTGATGAGATCAACGGGGATTACTGTAACAACCTTAATATCAAGTGGTATGACGGCAGCAATACCCTGCTTGATGAAGCTGATTTTGCCCCTGATGCTACAGTCTATTTTTGCGATAATCAGGTCCTGAATTTCAGAAAAATAGTCATTACTTTTGTCAGTACATACCGTCCGTATAGATTTCTCAAGCTAACCGCCATCGATTACGGCAAGATCAAGGAGTTTGCGGGGGATGAACTGATCAGTGCCAGCATCTTGGAGGAAATAGATCCTTTGTCTGCCGAGATCAGCATTAACACTTTAGACTTTCGGATCCATTCCAACGATGCCGAATTCAATATCCTCAATCCCTCCGGGGTATATGCCGCGCTGCAGGAGGGGCAACCCTTGACAGTACGGCAAACGATGGACGACGGTACTAAAAAACTGATGGGCGTTTTTTATTTAGGCGCGCCGGACAGTTGGAAGAACGACACGGAAAACACCATAGACTTTTCCGGTATAGACTTGGTGGGCGTAATCGAAAAGACCAATTTCAAAGGCGGTATCTATTCCGGTATAACGGTAGCGGCTCTCATAGCTCAAATAATGGCCTCTGCCAATGCGGAATACAGTCTGGATAGTTCTCTATCTTCTCTCACTCTCTCCGGATGGCTGCCGATCTGTACGCACCGGGAGGCATTGCAGCAAGTGGCTTTTGCCATCGGAGCGATAGTGGACTGTTCCCGGAGCGACAAGATCAAGATTTATCCTCCTCCTACATCGGTGGCCGGGACGATACCTTATTCCAGGAAGATCGTGGGCCAGACTCTGGGCTTGAAATCGCTGGTTACAGGCATGGAGGTTACAGCCCATAATTATACGGCGGGGACGGAAAGCATTAACTTATTCGACGGCACGCTTGCCGCCGGCACGCATGAAATTACATTTTCCGAGCCTGCCCATAGCCTGGCGGCCACAGGCGCAACGATAACCCAAAGCGGTGCCAATTATGCCATCTTAACGGTTGCCACGCCGGGCGCGGTCACGCTCACTGGCAATAAGTACACGGACAGCACTCAGGTATTCGGGGTATATGTTTCCAGCCTGCCGGCAGGGGCTAAGACCAATGTCTTGACCATCACCGATGCGACTTTGGTATCGTCTTCGCTGGCCCCAGATGTTGCGCAGCGTGTTTATGACTATTACCAGTTACGCCACAAGAACGAGGTATCTATAATCCTGGAGGATGAGGCCGTGGGAGAATTGCGGACCGTTGACAGCATGAACGACCAAAAGCTGCGCGGACGGATAGAGAAGCTGGATATCGACCTTACGAGCGGCTATATAGGGGATATGGTTATAGTCGGTGAAGTCGATATTACTTGATAGGGGGTCTAAAATATGCCCAGTGAACCGCAAATAAATTCTGTTAGTCTTACTCCTAACCCGGTCAATATCAATACTTCTTTTATGATATCCATAGAGGTGGCTGATGTGGATATAACAATGTATAAGCGCTATGCTGCCAGTGGCGCTTTAAAATCAGGCCAGGCGATTAATCTTAATGTAGAAAAGGAGGTGGCAAATTAATTGGCTATCCAAAGTGTGCAAGTTTATGTAAATGGATCCTGGTATACATTGACCTATAATAGCGGTACCGGTAAATACGAAGGGAATATTACCGCCCCGGGTTCTACTTCATGGAATCTAACTGATCATGTCTATCCTTTGCAGGTGAGGGCAACCAACACAGCGGGAACCTTTAAAACGGTAGACACTACGGATGCAACAGTCGGCAACTCACTTAAATTAAGGGTCAAGGAAACAGTCAAGCCGACGATCTCTATTACCTCTCCGGGGGCCGGCTCTTATGTTACCAACAATAAACAACCTATCGTCTTCCAGCTCCGGGATGAAGCGGGCGGATCCGGTATAAATTTAACTACGTTAACCCTCAAAATTGACGGCGGTACTGCATTCGGCAGCGGGTCGACAGGCATGGTGTGTAATGCTGTAACCAATGGCTATGACTGTACATATACGCCTCAAACTGCCTTAAGTGACGGCGCCCATACTGTTACGATAGATATAGCGGATAATGACGGGAATACGGCTACTCAAGCCTCTCGTAGTTATAGTGTCGATACCGTACCGCCTATTCTTAATGTTACCAACCCGGCTAATAATTTTATAACAAACAATGCTTCGTTGACGGTCCAGGGTTCTACAAACGATGTTACCAGCTCACCGGTCACGGTCACGATCAAACTTAACGGTACCGACCAGGGAACAGTTACTGTTTCCAGCGGTAATTTTAACAAGACAATTACCCTCGCAGAGGGGTCCAATACTATTATCGTCAGGTCAACAGATACCGCGGGAAAATACTCTGAAATAACCCTAGCCGGGACGCTCGATACATCTATTCCGGTGATCAGTTCGGTCACGATCACGCCTAATCCGGTCAATGCCGGCGCGACGATGCTTATATCTGTGGGGGTGACGGGATGACGCAAACTTTAACTGTTTGGGTAGGTCCCGCGATCATCTATCTCTATGGCACAGTCAATGGCGTGGCTGCAACCTTTACCCTTATAGGTGATGGTTACTGGCAGGCGGAAGTCCCGCGCTCCGAAGATAATAATTATGACGTTTATCTCGAAGCGTATTCGGAGAATGGCCTCGAAGATACATACAGTTATACGATCTACTATGGCCTTAGGCCGCCTAAAACTGACTGGACAAAAGATGATTATGAAAACTACACCGATCTTAACCGCCAAAAGGCCAATATAGAATTTATAGCGACGGACGAACTATTGTCGCTATATTATTTCCCGGTATGCGTTTTGATCTCTGATGTTACGCAGAATGATCTCCCATCGTTTGAGCTATTTAATACCCTTGAGTCTAACCTTGCGGCGATCAAAAATTGCGGTGCTCCTCTGCCTGCAGGTTGGCAAGAGGTTAAAACTTGGGTCTTTGGCGGGGTAAAGCCGGATTATCAGGACGCTAATCGCTGGGAAAATAACATTAAATTACTATATGACCTAGCTCAACTCATTAAAGCGCGTTGGCGTCCTTCCGGGACTTTTACCGCCGGACAAGCTAATTTATTGCCAAGGAGAGTGATGTAATATGACATTTACGCCTAGAGACGTAAAGGACCAAGTAGTGCAATATCCAAATCGGTATAAGATCGACGGTGTAAGTCATGCCATAGAGCCGGATTTTGGTACGGTGACCGAGGCGGGAACGCCAATCAATAGAGCTTATTTACAGCCTATCGAGGATTATTTAGCTAACCTTATGTCTGGTGGTTTAGCTTTTAAAAATTTAACACTATTTAAAATTAAAACTACTACTTCCATATCTGGCGTTGAAGAAGTAGGCGTAACATTAACTCTTACTTCTCCTAATGCACCAATAACAACGACTTATATTACAAATAGTGACGGATATTTTTATTTATTATTACCATATGGATCATATTCTTTTAGCTGGGAAGCTTCGCGACTAGGTTTTCAAAGTTACACTTATAATTTTTCTTCAACTTCTGGCGAATGTTATAAAGAAATTGGACCTATTTTTACAGAAGCTACAAATAAAAAGGCATATATTGATACCTCTGGCAGCTATACGCTTGCTGATTTTATAAAAGCAAAAGGTGTAGTTGATTTATTTCTTGTTGGTGGCGGCGCTGGTGGCGCTGATAGCAGTTCCGGCAATGTAGGATATAACGGTACAGGCGGCGGCGGTGGCTATACGCAAACATGGTTAAACATTGATGTTTCAGCCGTAGGTGCATTAACTGCTGTAATAGGAGCTGGTGGCATTCATGCCGGGAGTTTAGGCGGTACCGGTGGAAGTACTTCTTTTTTGGGGCATTCCGTAAATGGTGGTTCCGGCGGTATTTTTAACAGCGCAACTACAGCCCCAGGCGGTAATGGCGGATCTGGCGGCGGCGGTTTGGTTAGTGGAACTGGCTATGATGGAGGAAGCAATGGTGGCAATGGTCTTGGATCAAATGGCGGTACTGGTCAAGGAACAACAACTAAAGAATTTGGCGCTTCTGACGGAACACAATATTCCGGTGGCGGCGGAACACCGCCTAGTGGCGTAGGTGGTGCTGGCGGCGGGGGTACCGGTGTAGGATATAGTGATACTACCCCCAATCCGCATAATGCCACTTATTATGGCGGCGGCGGAGGAGGAGGTCAAAGAACTTCCACTGCTTCCCTTAGGTATGGCGGCGACGGTTATAAAGGCAGGGCAGTAATTAGATGGAGTTGATAATATGAGATATGCAATACTTGACGATAACGGCGTTGTTATAAACGTCATTGAAGCCAATAAAGATTTTGGCGAAAAGATTGGTGCTATATATACAGGTGAAGCCCCTATTAATATAGGATCTGTATATCTGGATAATAAGTTTAAATATGTTGAAGAAGGTATTGAAATTGAAATACCGGCTCCTGCTTATCCCACTGAAACAGTATTGCCAACATCGGAAGAACGATTAGCCGCTTTAGAAGCTGGATTATTAGCTTTATTGGAGGTGTAACCCATGTATGATTTTATATTAATACAATACCAGTTAGGCAAAATTACTGTCGAAAAGGCGCGAAGCTTTGTTGGAAAATGGATCACCGCCGAACAGTATGAGGAAATCACCGGGGAAGCATATACGGCATAAAAAGCAAGATACGAATTGCATTCAAAATTAAGATGGCCGCGAGGCTTTATTTTTATGGTTATGAGAGAGGGGTGTTGATAATGGCGGAAGCGGTATCGCCGGAAGTTTGCAAGATACAGCATAAAAATATAGATAAGAATTTTCAAAAGATCGAGGACGATTACAGGGGGCTTAATAACGACATAGTCGATCTGTCAAAGCTTTACGAGCGACAAACGGTGATTCTGGAAAATTTGTCGAAATTGACGGAAAAGCACGATACCGCCATCGAGGAAATAAAAGCCAAACCCGGGCGGCGCTGGGATGCCGTTGTCAATACCCTTATCTCTGTAGGTGTAGGTACGGCCATCGGGCTGTTTATAGCAAAATAAAAGTTACCAGCTAATATGCTGGTTTTTTAATTTACATGAAAGAGGGGATTACATATGCCTAAATGGATCAGTAATGACACGATAATTATAGGGGGGTTGTTGGTCTTAACAGGGATTGCCCTTTTAACCGGGCAGAAAGACGCGGCGTTGGCTTTCGGTGGCGCCGTAGGCGGGGCCCTTGGCACAAAGGCCGCGATCGCGAGTGGAAGTGATAGTAAATGA